TCCATGCGTATGGTGTGGCCCATTGTGTTAACTCATCAAACCCTATCCAGCTAAAAGCTAGACCCTGATAGCGCAATACATCATCATCTCTGTCGAGATAAGACATCCACAATCTTGCACCAGATGGCGCAGTCCACTGCATTTTTCTTTCTGACCACTTAATACCGGGCCAGATTTTTGGGTACAACTCCTGCGACTTAAATATAAGTTCCCGCAACTCTTCCGTTGTGTGTCGCAGTAGCAGCCCACTAAACTGTGGATGTCCCATGTAACGTAATGGGTCAGCAAGCATAGCGTAGCTTTTGCCACCACCTGCAGAACCACCATACAATACTTCTCGTTCAGCCGCCGCTAGGAACTCTGTCTGTGGTCCTTCGTTTGGCTTGAACAAAACATTAGCGTGTTGTTCTATCTCGCTGCTGTCATATTCAGGTGATACAGTTTCCTGTATCTCAACCTTCGGCTTTGGAGCCTGTTCTTTGGTTACTGATTTCTTCCGCTTTGGCGATTGCCGTTTTCGCATATTCTGCCCACTTGCGGAGGCTTGCAGCTTGATTCTTACGTCTTCGCTCATTATTCAATCGTTTCCTCAAACCTACGTGCGAGATGTATCTGCCAGTCTGTGTACTCAGCCAATTAGCTACTTCACGGTAGCTGTATTGATTTACGTGCTGTCTAGCTTTCTCTAACAAGTCCAATTCAATTTGGATAGGTTGAAGAATGTCGGGGTCTTCATCATCCTGTTTATATCCGAATGGTACAGTACGTGCAATACGTGGGATGGGTATCCATTCGTTTTCTTCTTTGATGTCTGTTGGCTGTGGAAGTTTCCACTTGCCTATACTACGTGACATTTTTCCTATTATCTTTTGTTGTGTGTTTAAGAAACGAAGTTTTTTTAGTGGACGACTTTCTAGTCCCCTTTGTCTTCGTTGGTTTAATTAAATCTGTATCATAGAAGTCAGACATATCCATGCCTATACTTTCCATAGTTGAAACTGGTTCTTTTGATTTAGCCATTAGTCATCATCCTCATTTGTTTTTACGTATGGTTCTACCCGGCAAAGTTCCTGTAGTATCAAACGTAACACCATTTTTCTTTTTAGGTTTTGGTTTAGGTAACGTCTTTGGTAAAGGTTTCTTTTTGGGTTTTGGTTTAGGTAAAGGCATAGACTTTCTAGTGCTTGGGTCTGCCCTATATTTAGGTTCTTCTTTTCTAGCCAAAACATTTTTTCTCATGTCCCTGAACTTTTGCATTTCACCGGGAAATTCTTTATTAAAAAGTCGCCTTTCAGATGGGCTTAATTTTTCAAGAGCCTTCTGTGCCGCATTAACAGATGCAACAGTTTTTATATCTTTTTTAATTCTGTTTCTAAGTTTTTTAAGATTAGCAATATTTTCTTTTTGTCTATCAGTCATCAGTCATCATCCTCTACAATAGCTTTAGGTGGCATAAGCATGACACCACCCGATGCTTCTACCTGCATCTTTTCTGTCTTTACCAGACCCACACGGTCAAGCAGTTCTTTAGCTGCAGACATCTTATCACGAATGCCTAACTCAGTCGGGTCATACAAAGCACCTGTCATCGCCATCGCAGCTTTAGGCGCATTACGAGCCATGTACATTTGCGTTGCCTCAAGAATTTCTTCTTTAAGACCTTTGATAATTTCGCCAGTGCTAGAAGTGTCAGCATACCCTGCCAGTTTCTTGGCAGCAACCATGTCACCACCAGCTTCATCAAACAAGACGTTTAAAAATGCTTGTTGCTTTTCTGTTAGTTCTCTAGCCATTAATTACTTAAACCCCTTACAAAAGAACTTACATTCTTTGCTGCTCTTTTTATATTATCCTGTATCGTATGTGGCAAAAAAGTTGTTTTCTTTTTAGGGTCAACACCCACAACTATTCTACCTTTTCTTGAAGAGCTAACTGTCCGAATGTTTTTACTCATCAAAATTCTCCATTATGCATTGCGTTAGCTAATTTCACTGCACGTGATTTTACCTGATTTGCCCACCTGCTGTCAAGCATTTCTTTTGCTGCAATGTCATATTTTTCTTCGTGGATAGCAGCCCACATCTTTTTAAACTTACAAAGTCTAGGTACGCCCATATTGAAAGCCATATCCATAACTATAAGTTGACGTACAGAGTCCAACCTGTCCACGCAAGGGTGCGCACGTACCAGTTCTTCTTCGACAATCTGCACGTCATTTGTTGCTAGATAGACCGCATCAGCTTCAGTGATTCCATATTCGTACACGTGGTTAATATTAGGAATATCTAATTCATCTAGTTCCTGCTTTGTAATGCCACGGTCTTCTAGGTTTCGTCCGATACCAATAGTATCAATTCCAAGAGTGTCTTTGTACACTTGTAGCTTCAAGCCTTCGTGCTTGATTAATTCATCAATAAAATGTTCTCTACGGTACTTCATGTTTCCATAGCCCCTACGATACCACATTTATATTCAACAGATGCCCATGAACCATCTTTTGGTATCTCTTCATATATTTGCTTATATCGTATACATTCATTCTCTTTATCGAACCACTGAACAGTTTGATTAAAGCATTTACCGTCTGAGGTACATATAGTAAGTACTAATGCCCAAATCATTATACTCATTTTTGTTCATGCCCCATCCAGACAGCAAAAGCACCAGTCATTGCCCCAACTACTGTAGACACAAATGCTGTCTGCTGCGTTGTAGCTGCTGGGCCTAATTCCATAAACCACTGTACTACCTGATAAGCCATGAACGTCATAGCCAACATCATTGCTCTAGGTAGTAACTTCCACGCTAGAATCTTTTCCATTGTGTAGGTCATTTTTTCTTTTTGTTATATCCGCCCCGATTATATGCGGGAGTAGACTCAAAAGCAGTTAAAAAAGCACCTACTAATGGAATAGAACGAAGTCCAACTTTTTTAGCAATTTCCTTTGCCGTACTTTTTGTGGCACCTTGTATAATATTTTTTTGCTCTTGGATAAGGGCTTTACGTACAAGTTTATCTCTGTCACTTAAATTAGAAGGTTTAATATTTTTTAGTCTTTCTAATTTATTTTGCGCATTGGTTGCATTAGCAGTATTACGCATATTTGTAGTTTTAGTTTGTCTTGCTTCTGTACGTTGTTTTTGCTGTTTACGAATCTGCTCACTTCTTTTTTGTCTAGGCGATTTTTTACTCGCTAATGCAGTAGCACCTGCTGCCGTTGCTGCAGTTCCTATGACCGCAGCACCACCATATTTATCTTTGTCTGCCATTATCCTTACCTTTTTCCAAAGAATTTTGTAGCTGAACGTACCCCAAAAGAAGCGGCAACGATAACGCCCAAGGAATATTGATACCACTCAGGCATTGCTTGTAACTGTAAGAATCCATTTGCCACCACCTCTTCCATGCCGGGAATAAATGCCAGTATCAATGGGATGCTAAATAAAATAGTAAGCCACTCATCTTTCCACGAAGATGCGCTACCTTTAGCCATCTCCAAATCCCAGTCAATTTCACCCGTAGCTTTCTTTTGCATTACGATAGCTTCAGCTTCAGCTTTAGCTACACGTGTCTTTGCTTGCGCTTTCTTTTCTTCTACTTTGCCGGACATCCATGTGCCAGCAAGTTCAGCAATAGGTCCAATAAGTAAGTTAAGCATTAGGCTCCCCGTCTAAACTGCGCCGTTTTCTTTTGTATCTTTTTAGGCTGCTTGACGAACTGCTTACCAGCACGAGTTCCTGCTCTTTTAGCAGCGGTGGTGGCTGCGTATTCTTGCGGCGAAAGCGATTTGATAGCAGCCTCTGGTAAGTAACGCTCACCTGTTTTGGCGGATGGTTTACCACTCTTGGTTCTCCACTTTTGTTTAGTCCAGTTCTTTAAACTTTGTTGTGGTGATTTTAATGCCATGAATAAGTTATACCATTATCTTATAGGATTGTCAAGAGAAAAATTAAAAGACCTACCGCCGCTAACACAATAACTGCAACGCCAGTTCCCATCTTTATATTTTCCATTATTTCGTTCTGTCGCTGTATAGCTTCACGTCTAGCTTGCTCTGCAGCTTCTTTTGCCTCACGTATACGCTTGGCTCTTTCATCTACAATGCTCTGCCACGTGCCGGGGCCAAAACGTAAGTCTACTAGGGTACGCATCTCCTGCACTTTTTCCTGTGCAAGTCTAGCGTCAATCACTTCCTGTGCTACGGACTGTATACCAAACTGGTCGCCTAGACTGTTGCCAGACTTCTTAGACCGTTGTTGTTGTGTTTGCTTTTCACCCTCAAGTAGATTGTCTACATACTTTGCGATGTCGCCTATATCGTTGGCGGTATTAATGGTAGACTTAATACCATCTACGGCACTCTTCACCAGTGCGATACCCGCAAGGGTTTCTGCAATCATCTCTGTTCCTCATTGGTTGGTTGATAGTCATTGTTTAAGCTGCCAGTGCGGGATTACTAGCATCCAGTTGCATCCACTTAGACCACTCTGCGTAGTAGTGGCGCATACCTACTTCATCGTGTATTGTGCTATTCTCATGTCGTCCATGCAAGATGTTACGGGGTTCTGTACCTTCTCGCATTGTAGTGCCTTGACCTGCGACACCAATCAGGTCTTCATGTAAATTTCTACCAAACGGCCCCCATATAGAGTTGTGGTGTTTGATACGTGTCTGCCGTTCTTCGGGGGTATCTTTTTTTAGGCCATAGCCACGGAACTCAATCAGTACTTTGTTTGGTCCTAGTGGCGTTACACTGTCGCTACGATATGCACTGCCACGCAGGTTAAAGTTGTAGCCGGGAAACAAGTCTACCATATACCACTGGTTAGGCGGAAGGTTAGGGAAACTAAGTTCTCCTCTGTCTTCAAAACCATCGTACTCTTCGTAGTTAACTGTAAAGCTACTGACGTTGACGTGTCCGTTATCAAATGGGATATTTTTTCTAGCAAAGTACTCATCGTTAAATCCTGACACACGGTTAAAGTAATGCATGAAGTCATGGTAGAACTCGCTGTTAGTATCGTGCCACAGTTTGTAATTAGTGTCTATCACTGCCTTGTGATAGTGAAATACTTCCATCTCTTCTGCGTCAATGGCATCAGCAATACAATCAAATGCACCTGCTGTCCATTCATCTACGCTTTGTGTTGGGTTAGGGTCTAGTGTAACCCAGACCATTCCACCGTGTTTAACTTCACAGTGTAGTTCTGGTTCAAGTGATACCATAGGTACAGCCAGTGTTCCACTAGGTTTATTGATAGTGTGATTTTTATATGCCTTTACGCCATCGCCTGTGTTCCATGCTATAACATTTACACCTGCTATTTGCGTTGTTCTAAAGTTACCCTTGTTATACATCTCACTGATGTGGCACATAGGCACCCATACTTTAGAGAATATGTTTTCTTGTTCTTGTTTGTATAAACTGTGGTCAGAATATATCAAAGAGTTTATGTACTCTACTTTAGGTTTCTTAATCCAGTCTTTATGATTACGTGGTGACATTAACTTTTGTATCCCCCGCCAGCTTTTTTGTACTCAAGGGCTAATAGTTGGGCTTTACGTGCTGACCACTGACCCGGCTTACCGCCACGTGAACCTGCTTTGATTTTTTCAAACAGTCTTTTGCGCAGAGCAGGTTTGGTATAGTTACCTGCTTTGTTTACCGTGCTTTTCTTTTTTGGCGTACTCTTTTTTCTAGGTGCCATAATTATTACCTTGCGGGATCAAAATATTCTTCTACAGATATTGTAACATCTAAAGTCATACCACTTTCAATATACGCTAACAATTTATCTTTTTGATGAAGTGTAAAAAAGTTGCCAGACACTACGTCATGTGTTGAGTGACCTGCCATACTTAAACCATTTATAAGATAGTGGTATGTAGTATCATCGTTATGATAAAACTGTAGATATGCTTTCTTAGTACTATTAGTACCATTGCTTAGATGTAAAAATCTAACAATAGCACTATAGTTATCCGGCACAGTATAGATAACGTCAGCACTTGCGTCAGCAGAGGTGCTGGTTATTGTTTTACTTTCCGTGGTAAATTTAGCTACACTAAGATCAGGCATTATCGTTCCAGTCTAATACACGCTTGTGCATCTTCCAAAACCAGTTGCCTACACAAGTAAAAGGCTTGCCCATATAGAGCAAAGCCCATCCAAAGTATTTTACTGCTTGCTTCCTCATTTCTTTTTCGCCATTCCGCCACGCATCATTTTCTTTTTAGCCATTTTAGCCATTCCACCGCCACGCATCTTTTTGGCTGCTACACCGCCACCACGCATCTTTTTAGATGCCATCTTAGCCATACCGCCGCCACGCATTTTTTTCTTAGCTACCATTTCTAAGTTCCCTTCTATCTAATACTAGACTCTTATACACTTCCTCTGGAAAGTGTTCATAATACCCAGACTTCTCCAGACTTAATGCTGCATCGTCTAGTGTAGACAGTCTTTGTACAAACACCATGCAGTACACAAGACCTTCATCTGTTGCATCCTCATCAACAAGGAAATCCAGACCCGCCTCTTCAGCGTCATAGTCTGGATGAAACACCATGAGGTGCATATCTTTACCTGCTATGGACATGGCTTCGTTTATGCCATCACAATATCCATCTAGGTATTCCATGTCAGGTAAGTATTGATTTGCCCACACTACTATGTCATAGTCGTGCTGCTCAAACTGTTTGACTTCAGATACCAGTCCCTCTAGTCCTGTATTGATACTGAAGGATACCTTATCATCTAACCACGCTTGTTTTGCATAGGGGCAGGGTGGTAGGCCGTTAAGTTTTTTGTTGGATACTTCTAGGAAGTCGTGCGACCACTTACGTATGTCAGCTTCTACTGGATGCATTTACTTGCCAGTAATTTTGTTATACGCCTCTGGGCTGGCAGCTTTGAGTGCCTTCAGGCCGGGGTTATCTTTAACCATACCACCTGCTGCATACATATGTTGCTTACCGCCTGACATACCGCCACGCATCATCTTAGCTTTGCCTTTAGGTAATTCAGCCATGCCTACACCGATAGAGATAACAGGTACTTTCTTTGTGGCTTTACCGCCTTTAGACATTTTCTTTTTGCCCTGATTTTCTTCATTTTGTTTTTGTCTAATCTTAGAGCCAAACATTTTCTGTACGGCTGCATCGCTCATATTGTTTTCTTTGCCGTACTTCATCGCATAGGCTTGCAGTTCTGATGAAGACATTTTGTCTAGCTTAGATTCAAACATTATTTTTTCTTTCTATTGTCTACGGATGACAGCAGCAAGCCGCCTTTGTTCATACGGAAGTCATGTGCGCCTGTTGCACGTTTGGTGACTTTGCCGCCACGGTTCATGGGTGAATCAAGTTCAGTATTTCCGGGTTTACCTCTGCGTGATGTAACTTCTCTACGTCCGGGTTGTCGTGTATTACTTCTGTCCACAGGCCGTAGATTATATTTTCTATCACCTACAATTGCGCCAGTCTCACTTGGACGTGTACCCTTTTGTCCTTGAGAATTACCACTTACCATAGAACGTATTTCTACAAGAAACTCTTTTTTAGTTTTACTGCCGTCCAGTATCTTGTTGAATAGCTGTGTGCCTTTTCTTTGACCAAAGACAGCTATTAAAGACTTCTTAGCATCCTGAACCATTCTGTCACTAGTGTCAATTGTACGTGTACCAGCAGATTCTAACTGAGGAGTTTTGCCTTGCTTTAAACTTTCCTTTTCCAAGATAGCGTCTAATCGCCGTTTACCCGGAGCATCTAGTGATGCTTTTGCACTGCGAATAAGTTGCTCTTGAAGATTTTTATTTAATTTAAAAAACTCAGGAACTAACTCACCTCCACCTTTACCCGTTTTAGGGTCTGGCATAATTGCAGCTAATGCAATATCTTTATCTGTTTTAGGTGTTCCTCTAGGTTTGCCTCTGCTTCCTCTGGAAATATTAGTACGTCTATTTTTTTCTGCTCGTACATCCGCCTCTTTACGTTTCTTTCTAATCTCGTCAAACTCTGCTTGACGTTTTGCTTTTTCGGCTTTAGTGGGTGCAGCTTTAATGTAAGCAGCATAGGCTTTATTTTCTACATCACGTGCAGCCATTCCGGGTGATGCATTTTTCTGGTCTTTAATAAAGTTAGCAATAGACCTAGAGCCTATATTAGTTTTACCGGGAGCATTAGTACTGCGACCCGCACTAGCCGCACCACGTGCCTGATTAGTTTCAGACACAGACCGTGAGGCATCACTTTCTACTTCAATATCAACCTCTGGCTTATCTCTAAACCTCAGTCCACGTTGCGTTGCTGCGGCTTCTACATTACGTGGCGGCGACTTTGGTTTTGGTTTTGGCTTATCTTTTGGAGCCTTTACACTTTTCTCTTCAGCTTTTTTAGCTTCAAATTTATTTAGACCTTGGCCTAGTTGTTCGTCTGTTAATTGACCAACCCCACTTTTTTTACTTGTACCAAATTTGTTTTTGGCAGCAGTAACTCCAAATCTAGAAATATATTTTATTATGCTAGTTGCGCCAGCCATAGTGTATTCTCCTTACCACTTAACTTTGTGTGACCAATATTTCGCAGACAGCTTAGTGGTAGGCTTACCCTGCGCATCGTGTCTTGCGTAGTACGACTTCTTACGTGCTTTGTCTTTAGCACTTGTAGGATTCTTGCCAGCACCTTTTACGCCCTGCTGACCGAAGCGAATAAATTTATACTTGCCACCCTCGGATGCCATCACGCAATGTGACTTAGTTGGGTGCTTGGGTGTCCGCTTGGGTTTGTTAACGCCAGTCAGACCTTCCTCTTTCATTTTGTTTTTGACACGTTCAGGTATTGCCATTACGTACTTAATCCTTTTTGTGGCATAGCCATATCTAAGTCAACCTTAGTACACCTTGCTCGCCAATCAACTATTTCGCCAGCATCTACCATTGACTGATGATACTGCATCACATACTCTGTGCTAGGGCATTCCTGTACAACATCGCTGTAGGCTTTTACTTCACCAGCAGGAGTTATGATTACGGATAGGTATAGGAAGAGTGAAACCATTATTCATCTTTCTCTGTCCACCCCTCTGCTCGCATAGCATCTTCTACGTGCTTCAAAGTAAATGAACGCCCGTAATGGGCTTCGACTGCACTACGCACATAGAATACATCACTATGAGGTATATGCAGTCGGTCTAATGAATTGTTACGAATAGCATCGTAGAATGCTTCAAGAACATTATCTGTGTATAGTTTTACAGATTTCTTTGCCATTGTCAAGAACTTTCTTTGTATAGCACGAATAATCTTTGCACGTAGGGATACACTATAAGTGTTATCACTTAGAGTGCATTAACAAAGAAAATTTAGTAAGGACTAACTTATGTACATTTAAGTGATATAGTTAATAAGTTTTTTAAGAATTATTATATAAACATTTAAGTGTATCACTTTAAGTGAGTTTAGTTATACATAATTATATCAGATTTTTTATAGGCTGTCAACCCCCCTTTTGCAAAATAGTTCAAATGGTCCATACACCCCCTTACAGTTGCCTATTATTTAGGCAGTTGCACAATGCTTGTGCATATAGGTAGTGACAGTTGCTCTTGTGGTTAACAATCAATTTACCTGATCTGTGTATTTCTGTGTATACATATCTACGCTACCCCCCGGTGGCTCCTGCCTGCCCCCTCATCTAAGGCGTGTATGCCTCTGCATTATGCGCAACCAGCCGCCTCATTAGGGAGCCATCTGAGTAAGCCCTTGATATTGCATAGAATATGCAGTAAGTAATCCGGCAATTCAGTTGTAAACAACTGTTATAGTATCAGTTGCCATACGAAGTATGACTGTAAAAGTCCAACAATACAGATTTGTAACGAAGTTACAAGGTTGATGCATCTAATCTTTTCACCAAAGGTGAACCACAAGTCCGATGTCGGACTACACCCCCTATCACTGAAGGTGATAGTCATACCAGCTACCACAATCTGCCAAGCCTCGCTATGTGTCACGAGTTTAGCGCACGAGTTTCGCTATCGAAGATAGCTGCAACCGTAGGCGAAACGGCTTGGGCAGAGGATCACACACAAGGCTTCAACCCCAAACCTTAACTATCTTCTTACGGTTTTAAGGTATATAGCCCCTTGAACGTAGTGAAAGGGTTATATCCCTATAAAACCTAAAGATAGATAAGAGGAACCGAAATGCAAAACTCAATCAAAAAATCTTTCGCCATTCAGCTTGCTGAAGCACCAAACACAAATGAAGCCAAAGGCTTGGTATTGTCCCGTTGGGACAAGTCAATCACCAAAGGTGATGTCAATCGCTTCAAGAAACTCTGTGAGTTTGCTGGTTTCTGGTTCACCCTTGGTGAAATCCTTGTCCGGCTTCGGACTGAATCCGGCGGTAGCCGGACTGATTCAGCTTTGCTGAAGAATGCCAACCTTCATACCGTTGCAAAGCAACGCCGTAGTGAAGCCATGAAGTTCTTTGAGAACTTCCATGTAATCGTTGAAAACGATTTGCTCGGCAAGAAATCTACGATTTGCCACATGAAGGATCTGCTGAAAGCAGTGGACAAAATCGTCAACCCAAAGGTTGAAGATGAGCCAGTCCTTGAAGCTACTATCGTAGCTGATGAGCCAGAGGTTCTGGCTATCGAAGATAAGTCCAGCGAAGCTGTACCACAGTCTAAAAAGACTGCTGAAGATTTGGCTCTTGAGGTTCTACTGCAAGTAGAACTTAATGAGGTCAGCCTTGCTGACTTCAAGATTGCCATGGCAAATGCCATTGGCATGATTGAGCAGAACAACGAAGTTGTCCCATTTGAGGCTGTAGGGTAATCCCCTACAGTCTACCTTTTCACTAGTCCGATGTCGGACTTAACAATACGGAGTATTGAATATGATTGATTTTATCATCGCCTTGTTTCTAATCGTCACCAGTGCAGTCATTGGACTGCTGTCTGTCATGTCACTAGCGGCTGGTGTGCCGGGTATGGGTTGGGTTGCACTTGGCTGTGTGGCTTGCTTTGTCGGTGGCTGGGTAATCATTGCAACGGAGTTGTCATAATGGCTCGTAAATTCATCACCCCAATGGGTCGCCACAAGCCTGTTCGTTCAAGCTGGGCGGCTATGGATACACAGGCTTTCAGCCGGTCATATGAGCCTGAGACACGGCCTGAGTTTCGGTGCTTTGTGACTGGTCAAGCTGAAGCTATGCAAGCTGAGTATGAAGCGAAGCTGAAGCGTGAGGCACAAATGCAAGCCTTGCTTGACTTGAAGCAAAGGATGCTTGACAAAAATTTGCTTTAGTGTGAATAACGTAAATACACTTGAAACATAGTGAAAGTGTATTTACTTATATACACTACTAACTTAGTCCGATGTCGGACTTAACCAAACGGAGTTTGATATGCAAAATCGTAAAGATGAATTGATACAAACATTGTGGGATTTGTTCAAGGATGTACACGGTGTACGTCCTCGTGGCATAGACTATGACCGTTGGTCAGTGACTGACCTTGAGTGGGAAGTAGCTATGCTACAGCGTCAGCTTGAGGATGACTTGCGCTGGGAACGTGAGCAGGAAGACCGTGCAATCAATGCTTGCATGGACTGTGGTGCCAGTGACATAGCTACGGCTATGCGTTGGCTTGAGGATGCCTATGATATGGAGTGGGTGTAATGTCAAAATTGGATAAATTTTGTGATAAATACTATGCCATCACTGGTCTACCTTTCAGGTTTGACGGTGGCTTGTATCTTATGGACACGGATGATGATGGCAATGCTGTTATTACAGACATTAGCCAAGCGGAGAATGATGATGCAAACCGGAAAGATTGTTAAACTACAAGGCAAGACCCGTCATGGCAAAAACCGTGTGAATGAACACGGCGAGTTTTGGCAGGTGCTTGACCTACCCAAGCGTATACCCGAATGGCCTACTGGTACATTCCGCTTGCAGTCTCTTGAGACTGGTGATATACGTTGGCTATCGAATGACTTTACTGCAACCATTGTTACGGAGTAACACTATGACTTACCAAATCTTAGGCGTTGGCAATAATGCCAAGACAATCAAGGGTGATGGCTCAGAATATGTGACAGCTATCCGCTATCTCAAGCCGTTCAAGACCATGTTCAAGGGCAAGGTGCATAACCTATGCGCTATGGCTGAGACAGCCAAGTGCCATGTCGGTTGCCTCAATACGGCAGGGCGTGGTGCTATGAACGCTGTGCAACGTGGTCGTGAACGCAAGACTATGTGGATGCTGTCTGACCCTATCGGGTTCTATGATGCCTTGAACAAAGACATTGAGACATTCATTCGCCGCCAACTCAAGAACGGCATCACGCCGTGTATCCGTCTGGGTGGCACAGATGACAAGGGTGACGCTATCAAGCTGGCACCAAATTATCCTGATGCACAGTTTTATGATTACACTAAAGTAATCAAACGTGCCTATCAAAAGTTGCCTGACAACTACCATATCACCTTGTCATACAGCGAAGCCGATATGAAGTATGCTGATGCTGTGGTCATGGCTGTGGTCAAGACAGGTGTCAACATGGCTGTGGTATTCCGTGACAAGCTGCCCGATACATTCCGTGGCTTGCGTGTCATTGATGGCGACAAGGATGACTTGCGCTTTCTTGACCCGAAGGGTGTAGTCGTTGGCTTGATTGCCAAGGGCAAAGCTAAAAAAGATACGTCAGGCTTTGTGATTGACTGCTAAACCTCTTATGTATATCTTATGTAACATATATACTGATACTTTAGTGAAGTATATATTGTTACTTAGATATACTAGACAAGTCCGATGTCGGACTAACGGAGATTACAATGCGTATCAGACCTATCAATCCTGTGGCGAAGGCAGTGGCACAGTCACGCCGCAGGACAGCCGTTGTGCCAGACAAAAAGAAATACAATCGCAAAAAGGAACAAGACCGTGAAAACAAAACACGAAAAGATAATGACTGAGTTTGACCACGATTGGAATGACTTGTCACTCTTTGAGAAATTGCCAGTGCGTAAGACTGCTAATCCAAAGCGTGACAACTGGAAGCGTGACCGCAAGGCGGCTCGTAATGCAAAGCGTACAATGCAGGAGAAAAACTATGGGTAAGTATAGACTTTACTGGAACCTACACAAAAAGAAATGGTCACTACAAGACCGCAAGACTGGACGTGTTCAACAGCACGTTACTGCGTTCACAATGTATGACGCAAAGTTTGTTGTGCGTCCTGCCGGGCAAGCCAAGGTGCGGCGTGAGGGCAAGAAGAATGTTCATGCCTTTGCCGTTGGCACTGCTGGCTTCCGTGATGGCATTGCTATTCGTGGTCATGGCAGACCAGTCACATACAACCCATACGAGAATGATACGTTTGTATTCGCTGACACTGGTGAGTCAGTGACTGAGGTGCAAGCTATCTCTGTATACACTGAGAATGGTAAACCCAAAGTGTATGCAATCCCTAAGTCCGATGTCGGACTAACAAACTAACCAACCATAAAGGAGATATTACTATGACAACATTCAACATCGAGAACACAATCAAAGCTGGCACATACTTCAAGCGCACTACAGGTAAGAAGGGGCAAGTGCAGGGCAGTGCTGAACTGTCTGCCAAGTTCCGCAAGGTAGAAGCCTTGTATCTGGAGTTGCATGGCAAGCGTATGGGGCGTGAAGCCTTCTATGACATGTGCCTCAAGTATGCCCGTGCTACCAAGGCAGATGTTGGTGGGTACATACAGTACATGGCGCAAGACATTGCTGGCATCTTCCTCGACAAGATGCACAAAGAGATTGGCAAAGAGGTGCGCCTAAACCGCCAACGCAAAGAGCAACGCAAGAATGGTATCACAATTCACTTGGGGACACATGACTTGAATACCATTGACTTAGCCAGAGCCAAGACTGGCAGAAAGGTAGCGGCATAATGTATTGGGAAGTCGGTATGACAGTGGGTGTACAGGACACGGCAGTGAATGTACACCCTGCCTCACTCACTCAGCATGGCTGGGAAAGTGCGGTTGAGTTCGCTATTGAGATGACACAAAGCCAATACCCTGACCATAGAGTAGAACTGGACTATGTTAAAGAGTATGACTGAGTGTGTGACACCACTATGCGTATACAACCAGATGCCGTGGGACAGTGTGTTCATTGGCGGTTATCTGGTTGTATCTGTAGTCGGAATATGTTATATAATGTATAAACTGTTTAAGGATGAGTGACATGAGCAAGACATGGGTAGTGTGGGTAGACTTGACCCACCGTATTGAAGTAGAAGCAGACAACATGGATGATGCTAGTGATATTGCTATTGAAACCATATGGGATGAAACCAACATGGTGAATTGCATTGTCACACCAGAACTGTTAGAGGAGAATGGGTATGCCTAAATATTTAGTGCGAATAGAAGCAGAGATTGAGGTAGAAGCAGACTGTGAAACAGAGGCAGAGATTACTGCCGCACAGTGCTTTGACTTTGGTAGTGCAGAGTTTGAAGTAGAGGAGATTGATGATGTTTGATATAGGTAAATCATACAGCGTACTCGTATGGGATATGCCTGTCGCTGTATTTGACAACGAACTGGATGACTACATTCGCAATGAGGATGGCACAGTCAAGCTGTTCAACATACCTAACTATGACTACTCATACGTCTGTGATGGTGTAGATGTGGATGAACTACAGGAACGTGACAAGGGAGATGACTACGATGACTGACAATTATGACAGCGGCTTTGACCTTGTGTTATCTAATGATGAACTAAATACGCTGATGGCCTACTACTACGACAATTGTTTGCCAGAATACCGTGTCGATAAAGAAGATGACTTGTGGTATGGCGTACAAATAGGTGACAGGATGTTTGACCTAAACGTATGGACTGACTATGGTGGCATCCCTGACAAAGAAAAGATTGTCTGCACAGTCTACGAGTGCGATTGGGATGGCACACAGAACAACTGGAAAACTAACTGCCGCCATAGCTGGACACTAACAGAGGAGAATGAAGATGCTATTGCATGAGTTTTATAGTGACGAAGATTGTAGCCGTGGTGATGGCAGTTACCGCAAGGCTACTGTCTTTCTTGAGCCTGACGGTAGCTACACTGTATACATGATGCAGGATGGTGCTATCATTGAGGAACGTAACATACAAGGACACAGTGAGGTGTATGCCGAAAACTGTGCAGAGAACTGGGTATTGGGAGTTATACGATGAACTGCTGGCACTGTAAGCACGAAGTTATATGGGAAAGCGACTATGACATTGATAATGACATGCATAGTATGATTACAATACTTGGGTGTCCTAGTTGTGGTAGCACATATGAAGTATACTACCCAAGAGAAGGACATGAGTGGAAGGAGATTGACGATGAATAGATTTCTAATTGAGCAGGAGCCTAGTGATATAGCCAAGTCACTGTGTGACCAACACATTGTCAAGATGCCATTGGAAGAAGCGCAGATGCTATGCACTAGCGTATGGCATCATGCACCTGAGTATGCAGAGGAGCATGGGTTATATAAACCTGTGCATCAGAAGCATCCTTGCACACTGTGGGCAATGGAGAACCGTGCTAATTACCGCTGGGCATACAGCCTATACACAGCCATGCTGTGCGAGTATCACCACAGATATGGCAAGTGGCATGGTGCAGGTAAGCATAGCCTCGCTTTATACAAGGCAAGGGATTTGTTGCCAGACGGTGATGTGACTGCACACCCACAGTGTTTCAGTGGACACGATGACTGTAAGACAGATGAGGAGTGGCCTATCATGGCGTACCGTGCGTTCTACAAGGTTGACAAGACTGCCTTTGCACGGTATAACAAGGGAAGGAGTAAGCCACAATGGATGTTATAATTTTTGTGACTGTAATATTACCACTAATTATATTAGCTATATAAAGGAGATATGATATGTCGAAGAAAGAATATCACAACATGACACCCAAGCAACGCATGGCGTATTGGGAGAAGCTGCGTGAGAAAGACAAAGCTGAACGTGCAGTCAAGATAAACAAGTTATCTCTTGAACAACGCAAGGCAGTTGTTGAAGTGAATAGACTGCTTGATAGCATACTTGATACCGCACTATACCCAGACATGGGTGGCATAAAGATGGTGTCTGCGTATGACCTGCAAGAACTGTCCGATGCAAAGGACACACTTGAATTTCAATTCAATCTGAAAGGAGAATAGATATGCCATTAGAATACATCCCTGAGAACCTCGACTTTGATGTAACCTTTGAGCCTACTCGTGTAGCTGACAAGAAGTATGTCATTGATGGCAACACTGGCGAACCTATCGCTATCGTGGGCAAGGACTTCACCTGTGCATCACATGGTGATTTCTTCCGTGACGTTATGTCAACTGTGACAGACAACCTGACTGATGAGCAGACAGATGGTGCGTCTATTGTGTGGCGTGATGCTCACCGCAATGGCTGGGCTATGATGGACATGACCTTGCCTAACATGAAGCATACCATCGTTACACCAAAGCATGAGACAGAGATAGCACAGCGTATCATTGCACTGCATGGTGTGGACGGTACATGTTCAAACACTGTGTTGTTTGGTGCTATCGACTTCTTTTGCACCAACGGTATGATTCGTGGTGAGCATGACAAGGTGCGCCGTAAGAACACTAGCGGCTTTAGCCTTGACAGATTCATTACACAGTTGGGCAAGTCAAATGATGACTTCACTAACTACCATCAGCAGATGCAACGCTGGGCTAACACCCCTGTGCATGTGAGCAATGTCAAAGCTATGCTTGAATCGCTGCTCAAGTCTGACCGCACCGCCGACAAGATGCTTACCTTATACAATCAGGAAGCGGGTGTGCGTGGACAGAATGTGTGGGCATTGTATTCTGCATTCACCAACTACGCATCGTATGCTGATGAGCGTAATGGCTTCAAGCTGCGTAACACTGGTGGCGATACCAACGCTGTTAACATGTTCAAGCGTGAGCATGAAGTGTCACAGTGGATTGAAAGCAAGCAGTTCAAGGAGTTGATTGCAGCATGAAGACAGTAAAACATCTTGTGGATAAGTATTACAATTCCAATGATTTCAAGATGTTACGAAGCAGAACTAAGAAAGACTATAAATACTTTCTTGGCATCATGCTAGATGATTTTGGCTCTGTGAAATTTTGTGAACTCACAAGTAAGCAAGCCAAACATGCATACGAAGGCTGGGTTGAGCGAGGCATTAGCCTTGCCAACCACGTCTGTACTGTGTCATCTATTCTGTTTCGTTACGCCATTGACATGGAGTATGCAACGGTCAATCCCTTTGCCAATGTCAGGCGCAAGACACCACCACAACGCAAAGTTGTGTGGACAGAGGATGATGTGCGTCAATTCCTTGACACTGCCTATGGTGAGTTTCAGTGGCGCAGCATTGGCCTGATTGTACACATGGCATACGAGTGGTGCCAGCGTCTAGGTGATATGCGTCTGTTGACGTGGGACAACATTGACTTGGAAGAACACAAGCTATATCTTGAGCAGTCTAAGCGCAGGGCAGAGGTGACTTTGCCTATCGAAGATGACTTGCTTGAGATGCTGACACAACAAGAGCAGGACTTTGGCTTTCAACAGTACGTTGTTCCCCGCACAACGCCCGTACAGGGCGAGTATCACCCGTACAGCATGGAACGTCTATCCAAAGCTGGAAGGGCTGTCATGCGTGAAGCTGGGCTGTCTGAGGAACTACGCCTGATGGACTTGCGGCGTACTGGCACAACACAAATGGTAGAGGCAGGTGTACCTATGGGACAAATCATGTCGGTTACAGGACATAGTAATCCACAGTCAGTAAAACCGTACATGAAAAATACATACGCCAGTGCAAATAGTGCCTTGACAGCACGTAAGTCACATGGTAAAAGCACTTAACTGCCGCAACGAAAGTGAGTATATAATGAATAATATATATAACATTATAAGTGATATAGATGTACCCAATGGACAGACTAAACGTATGAACTGTCCTAATTGTGGTGGGTACAAGACCTTCACTGTTACTAACAACATGGGTAGCCTTGTGTGGAATTGCTACAAGGCATCCTGTAATGTAAGTGGCGGCAACCGTGTGCATCTCACAGTGGATGACATACGGTCAGGCATGGGTAACGTAGCTGAGTTTGCTGATGAGACATTTGATATGCCATCGTATATCATACCGCACAGAAACAAGCGTACTGTGCTTGCCTTCTGTTACCAGTACAGGCTAGACCCAGATGAGTTGGGTGTGATGTATGATGTGAAGGATGACAGGATTGTATTTCCTGTAGTGCATGACGGTGTGACCGTTGATGCTACAGGCCGTGCCATTGGTAAGCGATTACCTAAATGGAAACGATATGGAAAAAGTGGCTTGCCTTACACCGTTGGGTGTGGTAAAGTCGCAGTTGTTGTTGAGGACTGTGTGAGTGCAGCCGTGGTTGGTGGCAAATCCTTTGTCGGGGTTGCGATACTTGGTACATCTCTACAAGAGTCGCATAAAGGGTATCTCGCACAGTTCTCAACAGCCGTAATTGCATTAGACCCCGATGCACTACCCAAGACTTTGCAGATGGCAAAGGAACTACGTGGTCACGTAAACGATGTTCGTGTCCTACGTTTGAACGATGATTTGAAATATCGTAACCCGACAGATATGGAGAACTTATATGGAATTATCAATCATTAGAAGCCTAATGGATAAGTCATTCTATGATGACCATCGTGGTAGCAAATGCCCACCACGCTTGTTCAGCAAGGATGCACGTAAGATTAAAGAGGCTATCGACACAGCTATGGATAGGTATGAGCGTACTGTCACACCCGATGAGGTTGAGGCATTGTTTATGGCTAACAATCCTACGCTGACTACAGCACAGAAGCAGGGCTACTCATCTATGTTCTCTTCTATCAAGCGTGAGCAGCCAATGGGTAGTGACATAGCACAAGAGGTGCTGTCTAAACTATTCCAGCAGGTTGTTGGCGAGGACGTTGCTAACATAGGCTTTGACATGGTGAATGGTGACGGTGCCACACTTGAGAAGCTACGCAACTTGCTTGAGCGTTATGGTGATGACTTCATTCCCAACCTCAACATTGAGTGGGATGATATCAGCATTGAGACACTCATGGCTAAAGCTGAACTGGAAGCCAAGTGGACATTCAATATACCAAGCGTAACACGTAAGGTAGAGGGCGTGTCAGGTGGACAGTTGATTGAGGTAGGCGCACGGCCTAACACTGGCAAGACATCCTTCCACGCCAGCTTGATTGCTGCACCGGGCGGGTTTGCACATCAGGGTGCAAAGTGTATCATCCTGTGTAACGAGGAGCCTACTCACCGTGTCGGTGCAAGGTACTTGACTGCTGCGGCTGGCATGACTGCACGTGAGGTGCGTGACAACATAGGCAAGGCCAAGGCACTGTATGAACCTGTGATGAATAACATCAGGATTAAAGATGCAGGTGGTCGTGACATGGCATGGGTTGAATCAGTCTGCAAGGCTAACAACCCTGACATCCTTGTGCTTGACATGGGTGACAAGTTCGGTGTGGCAGGTAACTATGCCAGACCTGATGAGGCACTCAAGGCTTGTGCTATCTATGCACGGCAGATTGCCAAGACATACGACTGTGCTGTATTCTATATGTCACAGTTATCTGCAGAGGCAGAGGGTAGGTCACAGCTTAATCAGTCTATGATGGAAGGCTCACGTACAGGTAAGGCTGCTGAAGCTGACTTGATGATACTGATTGGCAAGTCACCTAGTGTGGAAGGCCAAGAGGAAGACAGCCCATTGCGTCACATCAACATCGTGAAGAACAAGCTGAATGGCTGGCACGGTATGGTGAACGTAGAACTTAACTATCAGACTGCGAGGTACGAAGGATGAGGAAACAGTTTAGTGAAGCCTTACATGGCAAGCATGACAAACCTGCTCGTGTTCGTACTATGGAGTACATGCAGATACGAGGCTACAAGATATGGGAGAACCCGAATACGTATGGACAGGACTTGATTGCGGAAGGCAGCAAGGGTAAGTTCTATGTGGAGTGCGAAGTCAAGACAGTATGGAGTGGCTCAGTGTTTCCGTATGACACACTACAGCTACCTGAACGTAAGTCTAAGTTCTTTGACAAGCCTACCCTGTTCTTTGTATGGAATAAGGAACTGTCTGATGCACTTATGTTTAAGTCGGAAGACATTAAAGACTTGACACCAGTAGAGGTATCTAATAAATATATAGCTTCTGGCGAGATGTTCTACCAGATTCCATTAACCCTGACAGGAAGAGTAAGGATGAGCAAATATGAAACTAACACTTGATGTAGAGAACACCGTCACCAAGCGTGATGGTAAGATGCACCTTGACCCATTTGAGCCTGATAACTCACTGACTATGGTGGGTATGCTCAATGACCAAGGCGTTAAACGCATCGTCACGTTTGACCATAGTGACGTGAATGCAGATGAGTATGGTCATGTATTAGTGCAGGAGTTCCTTGATGCAGCTACTGTACTCATCTGCCACAATGCAGCGCATGACTTGCTGTGGCTATGGGAGTCAGGCTTCAAGTACGATGGCGCAGTATTTGACACGATGCTGGCAGAGTATGTTCTGCAGCGTGGTATCAAAGAGCCGCTATCTCTTGAGGCTTGTGCAGAACGCTATGAGTTGGACACCAAGAAGCAGGACACACTGAAGGAATACTTCAAGCAGGGCTACAGTACTCGTGACATACCACATGATGAGTTGTCTGAGTATCTGTCTGCTGACCTTCATGCTACGCAGCAACTTGCTGACAAGCTGATGTATCGTTTGAATACACCAGCAGACAGTGGCCTACGTGGTACAGTAGACCTGACTAATCAGGTAGCTGTGTGCCTGTCACGTATCTATCAGCGTGGCTTTGCTGTAGACTTATCTAAGTTGGATGAGGTGCGTGAGGAGTTTGAGAATGAGAAGCGGCAACTGACCGATGACCTACAGGCTCATGTGCGTAAGCTGATGGGTGACACACCTATCAACCTCAACAGCCCAGAGCAATTGTCTTGGGTTATCTACAGTCGTAAGGTTGTTGACAAGCCGTATTGGGGCAACGCTATTGACCCATACATGGATGATGCAGACTTCCGCAGCCTGATTGCTGGCGGCACAGAGAAGATATACAAGACCAATGCAAAGCAGTGTAGTGACTGCAATGGTACTGGACAAATACGAAAGGTTAAAAAAGATGGAACACCATTTGCTAGAACAAATAAATGTACACGCTGTGATGGGGCTGGTTATCTTCTTATACCTAGTGTGGACTTGGCGGGGCTAAAGTTTAAGCCACCTTCAGCTAAGTGGGCAAGTGCCAACGGTTTCAGCACAAGCAAGCAGAACCTAGAGTTACTAGAGTCTGCTGCCAAGCAGCGTGGTATGAATGACGCTGTTGACTTCCTATACAAAGTGCGTAGGCTCAGTGCAGTAGACACATACCTATCATCCTTTGTTGAGGGCATTAGTACATACACAAAGCAAGACGGTAAGCTGCATGTACGTTTGTTACAGCATCGTACAGCTACAGGCCGCTTCTCTGGTGCTGACCCTAACATGCAGAACATGCCACGTGGCGGCACGTTTCCTGTGAAGAAAGTATTTGTGTCACGATTTGCTGGTGGCAAGGTAATGGAAGCTGACTTCGCACAGTTAGAGTTCCGTGCTGCAGCCTACCTATCACAAGATGAGGTTGCTATTGAAGAAGTATCTACTGGATTTGATGTACACTCATATACCGCTAAAGTTATTAGTGATGCTGGTCAACCTACGAGTAGACAGGATGCGAAGGCTCACACGTTTGCGCCACTCTACGGTGCGACAGGCTACGGCAGAACAAAAGCGGAAGCAGAGTACTACACCCACTTCACAGACAAATACCAAGGTGTTGCCGATTGGCATTCCCGACTGGCTAAAGAGGCTGTGAACACAAGAAAGATTACCACGCCCAGTGGTCGTGAGTTTGCGTTCCCTGATGTGGTGCGTAAGCACACTGGACGTGTCTCACACTTTACACAGATTAAGAACTACCCTGTGCAATCGTTTGCTACAGCAGACATAGTGCCTATTGCATTGTTGCACATTGATAGCTTGCTCAAGGGTATGCAATCGTGTATAGTGAACTCAGTGCATGACAGTATTGTTATTGACATACATCCTGACGAAGAAGCGCAGGTAATCAATGTCATACAGCAGACTAATGATGCACTACCTTATCTCATCACCCAACGCTGGGGTGTTGAGTTCAATGTGCCTTTATTATTAGAGGCAAAAATAGGCCCGAATTGGCTTGACGTGAAGGACGTAATCTGATATAACTATGCATCTTACAACTGAAAAGGAGTTAATAAACATGAACGATATTACAACGATTGATACTAATAACTACGCTGAAATGGCAAAGGCTATGGGTCTTGCTAACGAGGCACCTGCACAGAAGAAACAGGGTATGTTCCTTGCTCGTCTGCGCATCAACCACACACCTATCCTTGGTTCGGATACCATCAAGGTCAAGGGTGGTACATACAAGCTGGAGATTCCTGATGGCCCTACGTACTATGCAGAGTCGGCAGTAATGCGTCCATTCCTACAACGCTTCATGTACAAGAAGTTTGTGATGGGCAATGGTGGCACACCTAATCGTTACGTCAAGACTGTTATGGCTGATACGCTTAACATGGACTTGAAAGATAACGATGGCGGCTTCAACTGTGGTAAGCCTTCTGGTTGGATTGAAGACTTCAAGTCCCTGCCAGATGCTACTAAGGAACTCATCCGTTCCATCAAGCGTGTACGTGTAGTGCTTGGTACAGTTGAGTTGGTTAACCCAAAGGATGCGGATGGTAATCCTGTAGACTTAGAAGCTACGCCATTCATCTGGGAAGTAGAGAATCGTGACGCCTTCAAGACTATTGGTGGTGTGTTTACACAGCTTGCCAAGATGAAACGTCTTCCTGTGCAGCACAATGTTACGCTGAATACTGAAGAGCGTAAGCTGCCTAACGGTAATAGCTTCTACTTGCCTACTACATCCTTGGACATCACTAACACAGTGGAACTCACACAGGATGACCAGACAAAGTTTGCTGACTTCATGTCGTGGGTTACTAACTACAACGAGTACATCATCAATACTTACGCAGAGAAAGCGTCAAGTAAAAACGATATGGACTTGGATGAAGTAGACATTGACGGTGTGGTTGATGTCGAGTTTGAAGAAGAGGTAGCATAATGAACCATCCTGCTGAACTGGCACTGCATCAGTATCTTGAGAATGCCGTAACAGGCAAATCAAGTATGTCACAACGGACAATCACACAGATTGGTCTTGATGTGATGGCTGCGGCAGCACGTCAGTTCGGTGGGGGTAACAAGCGTGACAAGTTCGGTCTACGTATGTCAAACGTAGGTAGGCCAACTTGCCAACTCTGGTATGATAAGAACAAGCCAGAGGTAGCGTTACCCTTTCCGACAACATTCGTAATGAACATGATGATTGGTGACATTGTTGAAGCAGTGTTCAAAGGCATCCTTAAAGAAGCAGGAGTTAAGTATGAAGACACCGATAAAGTTTCTCTTGACCTTGGTGACGATAGCGTTTCTGGTTCTTATGACCTCATCATTGATGGTGCAGTTGATGATATTAAATCAGCTTCAGACTGGTCATATAGAAACAAGTTTGAATCCTATGACACTCTTGCCAGCGGTGATGGCTTCGGGTATGTGGCTCAGTTAGCTGGTTATGCTAAAGCTGCAGACAAGAAGGCGGGTGGCTGGTGGGTAGTCAACAAAGCCAATGGTCAGTTCAAGTATGTACCAGCTACAGGTCTTGACGTGGATACCGAAGTATCCAAGATTAAAAATACCGTAGATAAAGTAAAGGAGAACAAGTTTGAAAGATGTTTTGAACCAGTGCCTGAGACTTTTCGTGGCAAGCCCACAGGTAATAAAGTCCTTAATGACGGATGCAGATTTTGTAACTACCGTTTTGATTGTTGGGATAGTCTTACTGAGCGTCCATCTGTAATGTCACAGGCCAAGAATCCGCCTACCGTCAGCTACATTGGAGATGTAATTGCTCCATAAGGCACGGCGTATGGCAATACGACATGGGTATCGCAGTGGGCTAGAATACAAGCTATCCATTTATCTTGATGAAAACAAGGTCAAATATGGCTACGAGGACATCAAGATTGAATGGGAAGACCTAGCCTACCGCACCTATACCCCTGACTTTGTTCTCGACAATGGTATTATCATTGAGACAAAGGGCAGGTTCATGGCTGCAGATAGACGAAAGCATATAGCTATTAAGAAGCAGCATCCCAAGCTGGACATACGCTTTGTGTTTACTAACAGCAAGGCTAAACTAAGCAAGGGTGCTAAGTCTTCATACGCAGACTGGTGCATCAAGCACGGCTTCAGATACTACGACAGGATTATCCCGGAAGAGTGGCTGAAGGAGAAGGGTAAAAACAAGCATCCAAAGTTTATTAAGTTTGGCGGCACGAAAGTAAAAAGGAGATAAGCATGAATATGATGGATAAACTATCTAAAGAAATACAAAACGAGGACTTCCTTATACGTGTCAGACCATTCGCTGATAACGATGGTAAGTGGTCAGGCGAAGTTGATATATCTATAATGGCTATGCCTGACAATCCTCTTGATGATGACGACTACTATCAGGTCATGCACTTTGCTAAGATGATGTGTGCTGCTGTGCCTGTCATGGAAGAGGTAGAGGAACTACGCAATATTGTTCACGAGTATGTCACAAAAGTTATTGACAACGAGATGGATATTGATGTAGAACTAGAGGAAGAAGCGGGTGTGGAAAAGACCTATGATGGTAATGTAGTACACCTTAACTTTAACAGCAGGACAAAGGGGTCAGCATGATGAAGCACGAACAGTTTATGAAAGCCAAAGCAGCAGAGTTAAATCCTAAATGGGCAGATTTAGCAGAGCAGGAAGGTAAAGAGATTTATGGTAACGTGGATATGGTCAACAGTCCACCACACTATAATCAGACAGGCATTGAATGTATTGACGCTATCAGTGCAGCCACAGACGGCGGCTTCAAGTATTACCTGCAGGGTAACATTATGAAATATCTATGGCGTTTTGACTACAAGGATAAACCCATTGAAGATTTGCAGAAAGCCAGATGGTATCTGGATAGGTTGATTGAAGAGGTAATGGCAGATGCGAGTTAAGATGTTCATTACAATTGATATTGACGAGGAAGAGTATCCCGTCCCTGCTGATGGGCAGGTGGGCGAGGAATTAGAGGAAAGCATCCAAGAATACTTTTATGATATTGACGGTGCTAGTATTAGAAACATTAGAACGATAACGGAGTAAGAGATGATTAGCAATACATTACCAACAGACTACCAGAACTTCATAGCCCTTTCACGCTATGCAAGATGGAAAGAAGATGAGCAACGAAGGGAGACATGGGGTGAAACAGTTACAAGATATTTTGATTATATGGCTAATCACTTGGGTAGCTATTGCGGTTACAAGCTACCAGATACACTGAGGGCGGAACTAGAAGAAGCCGTACTCAATCAGTCTATCATGCCTAGCATGAGGGCGTTGATGACTGCAGGACCAGCACTAGACCGCTGCCATGTGGGTGGATACAACTGTTCATACGTACCAGTGGATAGCCCACGTGCGTTTGATGAGACTATGTACATCCTCATGTGTGGTACAGGTGTAGGCTTCAGTGTAGAACGTCATAACATTGAGAAGCTGCCTATGGTAAATGAAGAGTTTCACGAGACAGACACAGTAATCAAGGTAGGTGACAGCCGCCCCGGTTGGGCAAAGTCACTGAAGGAACTTATCTTCATGCTATATGCTGGACAAGTTCCAAAGTTTGATGTGAGTGAGGTTCGCCCTGCAGGTGCAAGACTGAAGACATTCGGCGGTCGTGCATCAGGCCCACAGCCTTTAGTTGAACTATTTGAGTTTGTCATACAGAAGTTCAAAGGTGCAGCAGGTCGCAGACTGTATCCAATCGAGTGTCACGACATCATGTGCAAGATTGGTGAAGTTGTTGTGGTTGGTGGCGTACGCCGTAGCGCATTGATTTCATTGTCTAATCTTAATGATGACCAGATGGCTCATGCCAAGTCAGGTCAGTGGTGGGAGAATGAAGGTCAACGTGCGCTGGCTAATAACTCTGTAGCGTACAAGCAGAAGCCAGAGATGGGTACATTCATGCGTGAGTGGTTGTCGTTGTATGATAGTAAGTCAGGTGAGCGTGGTATCTTCAATCGTGAGTCAGCTAGGAAGCAAGCAGCTAAGAATGGTAGGCGTGATGCTGACCAAGACTTTGGTTGCAACCCTTGCTCTGAGATTATCCTACGTCCATACCAGTTCTGTAACTTGTCAGAGGTTGTTGCACGTGAAACGGACACGCTGGCATCATTGAAAGAGAAGGTACGCCTTGCCACTATTCTAGGTACATTCCAATCTACACTGACAAACTTTCGTTACCTACGTAAGATTTGGCGGCAGAATACAGAGCAGGAACGCTTGCTTGGTGTATCCCTGACAGGCATCATGGATTGTGCTGAACTACACAAGGGCAAGCAAGTAGCAGATACACTTGAGATGCTGCGTGTCACTGCCATTGAAGCTAATGCAGCTATGGCATTTGAACTTGGCATTGAGCAGTCTGCTGCTATCACTTGTGTCAAGCCTAGTGGTACGGTATCGCAGCTTGTAGATAGTGCTAGTGGCATTCACGCCAGACACAACCCATACTACATTCGCACTGTCCGTGGGGATAACAAAGACCCATTGACACAGTTCTTGATTTCACAGGATATACCTGCTGAACCTGACGTAATGAAGCCCGACTCAACGACAGTGTTTAGCTTCCCTATGAAGTCACCTAAGAACGCAGTGACACGCACAGGTATGACAGCCATTGAACAGCTTGAACTGTGGCTGACTTATCAGCGTCACTGGTGTGAACACAAACCATCAGTCACCATCTCTGTAAAAGAGAATGAATGGATGGCTGTAGGTGCGTGGGTCTACGAACACTTTGATGAGGTCAGCGGTATCAGCTTCCTGCCATTCAGTGAGCATACATATCAGCAAGCACCTTATCAGGACATTGATGCTGACAC